CTGGAGATCCTGGTGCTGGAGATATTCGCTGGAACAATGCAACTCAGATAAATGCAACTACGCTTTTAATAGATCATTTAGATGTTAATGGAAATGACATTGATGTCTTTATAGCTCTACTAAAAACAGATGATTTTATTATTATTCAAGATCGAGATGTTCATACTAATTTCCAGAAGTTTAAGTTAACAGCAACTGCAACTATTTTAGGTGGATATAGCAGCGTCCCAGTTGTACTTGATTCTTCAGGTGGTACTGGAACAACTAACTTTTTTAACACACAATCGCTTGCATTACTTCTTATCAATGTAGGTTTAACTGGCGCAACTGGCCCAATTGGACCGACAGGTCCTACAGGAGCAACAGGTCCATCTGGTCCTGCAGGTGCAACCGGATCAACTGGTCCTCAAGGCGATATTGGTCCGACTGGTTCTACTGGTTCGACTGGTCCTATCGGTGCAACTGGACCGCAAGGAGAAGTTGGAGCAACAGGTCCTACTGGTCCTCAAGGATCAACAGGTCCACAAGGTCCTACTGGAGCAACTGGTCCACAAGGAATTCAAGGCATACAAGGTATTCAAGGAATCCAAGGTGAAACCGGATCAACCGGAGCTACCGGTCCTCAAGGTCCAACTGGTCCTCAAGGCGATATCGGTCCAACCGGTCCAGTCGGTGCAACTGGCCCACAAGGTATCCAAGGAAATGTTGGTGCGACTGGTCCTACCGGACCAATCGGAGCAACCGGTCCTGAAGGTCCAACAGGTCCTATTGGCGCAACAGGATCTACAGGTCCGCAAGGAGAAGTCGGTCCTAGCGGAGCGACAGGTCCATCAGGAGCAACTGGAGCAACAGGTCCTAGCGGATCAACAGGTCCGACCGGTGCAACTGGTCCACAAGGTGGAGACAATCCAATTGTTGACTATATCGATGGCGGTGCAAACGCTTCTGGTATTACCGGAGACGTGATCTACAATGCGGGGTTGTCTAATGCAAATACTTGGACTTATACAATCGACGCAGGTGCGTCAGTAACAACCTTCTAACAAAGAGAGAAAGAAGCCACTATGACAGCAAGACTCCAAAATCGCCGAGATACGGCAGCAAATTGGACATCTAATAATCCAACACTTGCGCAAGGTGAAATCGGTTATGAAACCGACACAACTAAGTTTAAGATTGGTGATGGCGCAACTGCGTGGAACTCTCTTGCTTATGCTTATGCCGCTGGAGCAACAGGTCCTGTAGGAGCAACTGGCCCAGTCGGACCGACTGGTCCAACCGGAGCAACTGGAGTTGAAGGTCCAACAGGCGCAACAGGTCCAGTCGGTGCAACCGGACCTACTGGATCCACAGGTCCGACCGGAGCAACTGGACCAACAGGTCCAGGCCTTTTAGTTGGTTTTAGTCCACAAACTGGCAATTATACACTTGCAATCGGAGATCTAAACGAACTCGTCACAGTTAATGCGGCTGCCACTATTACAGTGCCGCCTTCTGTTTACGCTGCTAACGACCAAATCCATGTGCAACAGACTGGCACTGGCCAACTTACATTTGCACAGGGTGCAGGTGTCACAATCACCTCAACTGGCGCAACAACGTCGGCTCCAAAAACAAGAGCTCAATACTCAGCTTGTACCGTAATTTGCACCGCCTCAAATACATTCACTATCGTGGGAGACTTAGTCTAAAATGCCAATCATCGGGATTATGGCCTCATCCATTTCTGCAAACTTAGCCTTGTCTGTTGACTACCTTGTTGTAGCTGGCGGCGGCGGCGGCGGTTCTCGTGCTGGTGGCGGCGGTGGAGCAGGTGGCTTCCGCACGTCTATTGGCGGCACTCCTTTGACTTTACCTGTAAACACTACTTATACAGTTGTAATCGGCGCGGGTGGCGTGGGCACAGCGAACGTTTCGGTGGGCGATAGAGGTGGCAACGGAGCAAATTCAACATTTTCAACCATTACTTCAACGGGTGGTGGTGGTGGTGGCAGTTATGCTAGCCAAGCAAGCAAAACTGGCGCAGATTGGACTGGAGCCGACGGCGGAAGCGGTGGCGGTGCTCAATACGAAGGGTCAAGTGCAAGTGCTGGAAATACCCCATCAACAAGCCCAAGCCAAGGCAATAGCGGGTCAAGGGGTGGGTTGTCAGGCGGTTTTAATGCTGGTGGCGGTGGCGGTGGTGCAGGGGCTGCTGCATCTAGCAATAAAAATGGCGGCAACGGCACATCATCAAGCATTACTGGTTCAGCCTTAACTTATGCTGGTGGTGGCGGTGGCGGAAGTGCCGACAACAATGCTGCTGGGTTTGGCGGCACGGGTGGCGGTGGCGATGGAGCACAAAACAACGATTCTAACGGCACAGCAGGAACAGCAAATTTGGGTGGTGGTGGTGGCGGTGGCGGTGGTGCCAGTAAGGGCGGCAGCGCAGGTGGTTCTGGTGTCGTAATTGCTCGTTACCCAGGAACTGTGCAAAAAGCCTACGGCGGAGCGGTTACCACTTCAGGTGGAAACACAATCCACACTTTTACTACTTCAGGTTCGTTTTATACGGGCGTGCCCACAGGCTCTACTAAAGCAACTGGTGGAACGATTACTACTGATGGAACTCATTATTATCATACATTCACATCGGGTGGCACGTTCACACCTTCTGTATCTTTAACAGCTTCAGTCCTTGTTATCGCAGGTGGTGGCGGTGGTGGTTTTGACAGAGCTGGCGGCGCTGGTGCGGGTGGATTGTCTTACCAAGCATCTCGTTCTTTAATTGCGACTGGCTACACTGTAACAGTTGGAAGCGGCGGCGCTGGAGCCACGGGTTACGTTCAAGGCACTGCTGGCAACCAATCAACTTTTGACACTATAACTTCAAATGGTGGTGCTGGTGGACCACCTGGGTCTTACGCCAATGGCACCAATGGCGGTTCGGGCAGCGGTGCTGGCGGCGGCGGCGGTTTCAATACTGGCGGCACAGCCACACAAGGCAACACTGGCGGCGCTACTGGTTACGGCAACAATGGCGGTAATGGCCAAAACAGCCCAACTGCTAGCGGTGGTGGCGGTGGTGCTGGCGAAACTGGCGGAACAGGTGTAACTGGTCAATGTGGCAAAGGCGGCAACGGGTTAAGCAGTACGACGATTCCAGCATTAGCTGATTTTGGAAGAGCAACTGGGCGCGGAGAATTAGTATCAGGTGTTTATTATTTTGCTGGTGGCGGTGGCGGTGGTCGAACAGATGACGCTAGCCCAGCAGGTGCTTTCGGTGCGGGCGGATTCGGCGGCGGCGGTGCGGGTGGAGCAGTTGCAGGAGCCAGCGGACAACGCGGTGCAATTAACTCTGGCGGCGGCGGCGGCGGTGGTTCTAACACTCCTGCGGCGCCTGGCGGTTTGGGTGGTTCGGGCGTTGTAATCGTAAGGTACGCAATCTAACAAGGGGGCAAGATGAAAGACAATGTCACAAAAATCAAAGAAACCAAATCTACACAGTGCTTTAGCTATGAGGTTATCATGCTGGTTCATGTGATAGCCGATGACGAAGCCACGGCTAAGTCCCAACTCGATGACAAAGGTGGGATAGTGACAAAACGAGATGTTAAGTTAGTCAATAGCGCTGTTCTTTACGGCGAAAAGGAGAAAAACTGATGGGTCACTACGCAAAAGTAGAAGACGGCGTCGTCACGCAGGTCATTGTAGCTGACGGGCCTGATTGGTGTGAACAAAACCTCGGTGGTGAGTGGATACAAACCTCTTACAATACTTTTGGTGGCGTTCACTCAGGTGGCAAGTTCCCTATCCACAAAAATTATGCTGGGATTGGCTATACCTTTGATGGAATCGGCTTCGCTGCTCCACAACCGTTTGCTTCGTGGGTACTAAACAAAGACACGTATCTTTGGGAAGCTCCAACTCCAATGCCAGTTGACGACAATCGCTACACTTGGGACGAAGAAACACTCTCTTGGGTTGAAGTACCAACAGAATGAAAAAGGTCGGGGGACCAATGAGATTTCACGTTGTATCACTTCCACACACAAACACCACTAAAGACTTTACAAGCTGCGCATTCACCGAAAAGGTAAGGCGCTTCTGTATCATGATGACAGATCTTGGCCATGAAGTTATTCTTTATGCTGGATCAGAAAATGAATCACCTGTAACAGAACTAGTAACTTGTATTTTAGAAGATGAAAGACAAGTTGCTGTAGGTAATAATCACTATACTTCAGCTTCATTTGATACAACTTTACCGCATTGGCAAATGTTTAATGGCAATGTCATTAAAGAAATGACCGATAGACTACAACCAAAAGACTTTATTTGTCTTATTGGTGGATATGCTCACAAACCAATTGCAGATGCTTTCCCAGATCATATGTCAGTAGAGTTTGGCATCGGTTATGGTGGGACTTTTGCAAGATACCGTGTGTTTGAGTCTTATGCATGGATGCATTCAATCTATGCAGGTCATAAAAATCCAACCACAGTAGATGGTGGATTCTTTGATGCAGTTATAAATGGTTATCTCGAGCCTAAAATGTTTCCAAAAGGATCAGGCAAAGGTGACTATTACTTCTATATTGGACGCATGATTGAGCGAAAAGGCTTTAGAATTGCTCAAGAAGTATGTGAACGATTAGGCAAAAGGTTAATTTTGGCAGGTCCAGGTGATGAAAAAGGCACCGGTTATGGCGAGTTCATAGGCAATATTGGTCCTGAAGAACGAGCAGAACTAATGGGAAATGCGATTGCTTTGTTTGCCCCTACTACTTACATTGAACCATTTGGAAATATAGTAGTAGAAGCTCAGACGTGTGGAACTCCAACAATCACAACCGATTGGGGAGCTTTTACAGAAACTAATATTCACGGAATTACTGGTTTTAGATGTAGATCTCTTGCAGACTTTATTAAAGCTGCAGAAGATGTAAAAGATCTTGACAGAGATTTTATTAGAAAACAAGCCATAGAAAAATACTCACTTAAAGCAATTGCACCTAAGTATCAAGATTACTTTGAAAAGTTGTTAACCCTTTGGGAAGACGGCTGGTATCAACTAAGCACAGAAAAGGCAGATAAATGAGTCTATCGAATAGACTGCGTAAAGCAGGAGAAAAAAGGTCAAACAATCAGTACCTTGAACCATTTTTACCTGGCCGCGCTCTATATGCAACTCCAGCTGGAGTAGATGTAAACTCTGATACAGCAATTCGCATGTCAACTGTTTATGCTTGCGTCCGACTATTAGGTGACACTATTAGTTCTCTTCCACTTTCTGCTTATGTCCGCCGTGGCCGTTCTAGAATAAATTACGCATCAGTGTACGGTGAAATGCCTGCATGGATTAACAAACCAAATCCTGATTCAACTCGCTTAGAGTTCTATGAGCAAGTAATTTCCTCTCTAAACCTTCATGGCAATGCATTCATTTTAACCGTACGTGACGATCTGGGCGACGTTCAAGAACTTTACTGCATAAACCCACTACAAGTTCGTATTCGTCGTCCTGATCCAATGGGCGAGATTGAATACATTGTTACACTTGCTCAGAACGCACAAGATCCAGTAAATCAGTTCTACGATAACGCACAACCTTTCGACCCAATGTCAGTAAAAACAATGGTTCTAACAAAGAATGAAATGCTACACATTCCTATGTTTAGACTACCTGGACAATTACTTGGACTTGGCCCTATTGCAGCAGCTCGCATAACTTTAGGTTCTGCTATGGCCGCAGAAGTTTATGCAGCAAGTTACTTTGGAAATGCAGCAAATCCTGGCGGAGTTATTGAATCTCCAGGTGAAATGACTGAAGAACAAGCTGCTGACATTGCCCGTAACTGGAATATGTCACACACAGGACCTTATCGTGCAGGAAAACTTGGCATTTTAACTAGCGGCGCAACATTTAAGCCACTTACTCTAAATGCTGCAGATGCACAGTTGTTAGAAGTGCGCAGATTTGGTGTAGAAGAAATTGCTAGACTATTCCGCGTACCTGTATCTTTACTTGGTCACCCTGTTGCAGGAGCAATGTCATTTGCATCTGTTGAAGCTCAGAACTTATCATTTGTCCAACATTCTTTAAGACCTTTACTTGAAAGACTAGAACAAGCATTATCACCATTACTTCCTGAATCAGATGGATTTATTAAGTTTAATCTAGACGCTTTGCTACGTGGAACAACATTAGAACGCTATGATGCATATACTAAAGGTCTACGCGAAGGTTTCTTGAGCCTAAATGATGTCCGTTACGTAGAAGATCTCGCACCTCTTGGAGAGTCTGGAGATCAATATCGTGTTCCGTTGCAAAATATTGATGCGGCAGATGCAAAAGATGTTGGCTTAAACCTACGTGCAGATATTGCAGCCAAGTTAATTCAAGTAGGTTTTGATCCAAAATCAGTAATTGATGCTGTTGGTTTACCTGATATGAATCACACAGGTTTGCCTTCAAATCAATTACAACCAATCTCTACAATCGATCCAACGGATCCAAAAGCAGCATATGAGGTTGAATAATGCCATATTACATTTCTCAAGCACAAAGCGATTGTGATGGATGGGCAACTGTAAAACAAG